GTTCTTGGTTTAAGCCTTTGTATTGAGCAACCAGCTTAACCGCATCCAATTGAGTAGCGTGTGCCTTGATAATCTCGGTACTAATGCCTTGAATTGTTTGAGCGCGTTTAACCTCAGTTTCAAGGTCACCTTTATCAGCCTTAGCCAAACGATCCAACTGATCAAACAAATGCTTATTCAAGTCTTTTAATGTGCTCATGCTGCCACCATCTGATAACTAAGTTGATTCATTTTTGCCGTGCCACGGACGCGAAGCTGATCAATGAAATGTTTGTCACGGTTTAAATACGCTCTGCAAAAAGACAAGAACCGTTTTTGACAAGCTTCATTCATTTCAAAGCCTTTTGACGTTTCACGGGTAGAGATTTTCGCCACCTCATCACCACGTTTCATCACCACGTAGCCTTTTTTATACGAAGGATAAGAGCCACTTTCATGCATCCACAGCGTGAATGGGAACATCATTTGAACAGGAATGTGAGTTACCATGTCACCACCACTAGCAGCATGAAAATTGCTAAAAACATCAGCCCAAGTTCGAGTTCTTTCATGCTGCCACCTTTAGCTTTCCAGTAGCTTCATCAATCGACTTATTGAACTTACGGACATCACTCTCAAGCCCTGTAATATCCAAGTCTTTAGCGAAAATACGGATAATAATGATCTGTAATTCAGGCTCTAACCGTGGGTCGTAGCTCACAAAGTCACACCATTGGCGACGTGTACAAGCTAACTGGCAAGTGATTTGCGGCAAATGCTCATCGGGTACAACGCCTGTCAGCAACGTATTTAAGTGCGTAGTAGTATTCGGGCACTTCACTTCAATTTGACCATCTTCACCAACTAAACCGTCAGGAGATGCTGCAAACATTTCAATAAAAGGATGGTCAATAACGCCATTTCCCAAAACAAAATTACCAGTCTCATTTTCATAAGCAGCAATGGCATACGGCTCCTGATCAATACCCCATTGCATATCCGCAGTTGGCTTAATTTCTTCTTGCACACCTGTCACACGCTCAGCAAGAATAGTTAAACCAAGCGCATTCAATGCTTTGCCTTTTTTTGGCTTTGCGTTTAAGTCCTTTACACGGCTTGCGGTTACTTTTCCGCATCGATCTGCATGCCAATCTTCACTACGCTGGAGAATGGTCATAGGTTTCTCCTTGGTGTGATAGCGCTTGATCTGCAAGTTCAGCAACTTTCTTTAGGTTTGCTGAGTGAGTGGTCCAGAAGTGTTTTTTACAATCGCCTTTGGGTAGGGCGATATAAGCCTCCTGAAGTCGATTTGATCCGTATTGCGCCTCATTTTGAAGATGAGATAAAAACTCATCCTCAAATTCTTGATAGTCAGTAGGCACCAAACTCCCAATTGCTTTTTGAGTGTCAGTAAACAGCTCAGATCCGCCGACCGTAATTTCCTTGCCTTGCATTTCTTCGACGGTGTATTCGTTTCCGATTTCCTCTGGAAAGGCTTTGCGCAAAGCACCAGCTTCAGCACATTTAGCTAATTGGCCGCGCTTGCGCTTAGTCCACATTGAGTTCAGGCCGCCATCCTTAACAGTGGCGCATGCTTCTTCAAAATATTCGGTGTGACAGAACGGAACCTTGTCGCCATGGATGATTCGGTACACAGTCACGGTGCATGACTCTGGAACCGTGTGCACAATATTGCCAAACTTAATATCAACCATCGGGCCAAATACTGGTGCATCTTGACCCGCATACTGATTGGTACGTGTTGCGGTAATTCGATGTTCAGTAATGGATGGCATAATCACATCACGCCATTGTGATTGACCTGTTTTAGAATCCTTCACACTCATTGGTACGATATGGCAAGGCTTCTTCATGATGTCGAGACTACGTGCTTTCGCATACTCAACCGCCATGATGATCGACTCGGGTTTTGCACCTGGAAAGATCGAAGATGTAAGGGCAGACCACATCGACTCATCAAGGTCATAATCTTTGATTGATAAGCCTAATTGGCTTTCAACTTGAGCTACTGCATTCATTTTCTAGCCCTCAATATTTAATTAAAATGTGTGGGATTCGGTTTTTAGCAATTGCAGTAATAACTGCTTTGGCTTGTTCTTCACTAAATCCCATAAGAACAATTGCGTTTAACGCTTCATTGTTGATTGCTTTGACATGCTCAACATTAGCTAGACGATCAGCTTCGGCTTTCTGTTCAGCCGCAATTTTTGCGGCTTGTTCGCGCTCAGCACGTTCACGTTCTTCTTGTGCCGCATGTTTAGCACGTAATTCAGCCGCTTCTTTTTCGGCAACTAAGCGTGCTTCACGCTCAGCAGATTCGCGCATTTCACGCTGCACCTTTTCAGCTTCAAAACGTGCTTTGTTTTCCGCTTCGATACGTGCTGCTTCTGCCGCTTCACGCTTGATTTGTTCTTCTCGCTCTAATTGTTGGCGCTCGGCTTCAGCTTTGCGTAGGCGCTCCAATTCAGCTTGTTCTGCTTCGTATTTTTCACGAGTAACAAGGGCAGTGCGTAACTTTTCAAGAGTTTCAAGTTTTGCAATTTTGGCTTCTTGTTCAAATTCTTCTAGCGATGAATCAATATTTGTATTCTCGATAATCGAAGCCACTTCTCTAATGTCACTTGATGTAGCTTCACTAGAAATTGCTGCATAGCTTTTTATTGACTCAATAACATCTTGATGCTTCGCCACACGATCTTCTTCCGCTTGCTCCCACGCATCACGTGGTGCAAGAATTTCATCACGCAAAGCATCAAATTTCTTCACAACAGAAATGCGGTCATCATCAACCAGTTTGATTTGCGCTTTTTGCTCAGCAACAAGTTCTTTGCCGTATTTCTCAATCAGTGTTTTTGATTTGCTTACTTTCATTGCAAGTGAGCCGATTTCATCACGACCCTTTTTGGTTGTCACATCGGGTACAAATGAGCGAGCTTCTTGCGCGATTCGATCAAACAATTCATCTGTGCCACCAACCTGAGCAAAAGCAGCAATAATTGCGTTTTGTTCGATTACTTGTAGTTCATTAACTGGTGCATTCATAATCTTCTCCTAAGCCGCTAATACATTTAATGATTCATCTGCCAATTCATCAGCCAAATATTCAAGCTGCTTATTTAATTCAGTTACTTGGCTTTCTGTAAGAGTGATACGTATGCCTTTTGGAATGTCCGTTTGATCGTTATCAACAACAATGACAAACGTTTCTTCATCAACTACAAGTTGTTCGTAACCTTGCTCACGATATTCTTCATATTGATAGTTCAGTCCATATTGTTCGGGTATGTAAGTAACTTCTCGTGATTTATTAGTTACATCTGCAGTCATTGAGCATTGAATAACAATGCAACCATGCGTTAGATCAAACGAAACAGCCGAGCCATCAACTTCAATTTCGCTAGAAATTTCAAATTTAGGAAGTTGAGGGCAGAACAGTTCAGGTTTGGTTTGAGTGTTCATGCTGGCACCTCTTTAAGCTTCTGTCTTAGTTCAAGAATCACGAGATTTAAGTGCTTTATTGTCCGCTCTCGATCTTCCAGTTTTGATAGATAGCTATCCACAACACCTTGCTCGTGCATGGATTCTATTTTCTTTGAAAGCTCCTTAACCTTGTCTTCAGCAGGGTTTCGATATGGAATGGAGTCACTAGTCATTTCCTGATGCAAGCAAATACCCACATCAAGATCATTTGCGAGCTGCTCCAACTGAGCTTCATCTAGTGAAACTCCAAATTCAGGAAGAAATTCAGCAAGACACTCCGCTAAATATGATTTCATGCTTCCACCTCTCGAACTTCTAGCCGATACGTCTTGCCCTTAACTTCAAACTGCAAGCAGATTTCTTCCTTTAAAAGGTGTTGAGCCACAGCGCTGACAGCGGTGTCAGTTACGTCATCTTTTTCACCAATAAACATTTGGTTTTTAGGGTTTACACGACCTGCATAAATCCGACCTGTCAGCATTCCCGACATGACCTTGATAGGGTTTTTGCTCATCGCATAGCCTCCTGATGCGCCTTAGCACGCTCAATTTGCGCAGCCTGTTCTGCTTCGCACGCTT